AGTAAATCGAAAGATCACGCGCTTGAGCGCGCCGCGTTTGAGAATTTTCTCGCGGTCAATTCACGGATAAGCTCTTTCGTGATTGACGAGTCTTTCTTGGCTACTGAGCTATTCAAGACATGGCGGCAATTGATTCACACCGCTGTTATGAGTGGCGATCTCCAAAGCAGCACGATAAACCTCGCCGGTGCATTGGCTGAGGGTGCGTGCGGCCCAGGAGCTAGTATTGGAAGCGCGGACGGGACATTTTTCACAAAAATGTTCGACAGTCACCTTACTACTACGTCAGGTTTTCTGTACGACCACTATGTGCACGGCATCTCAGATCGATGGTTAAAGGCGGAGCAAATTCGCCTTCAAGACTATACGGTCAAGACCGTTCCGGGCAGTAAGCTAAGCTCCGTTCCAAAAGACAGAACGAAGCGCAGAACGACTTGTAAAGAACCGATTCTCAACATGTTTTACCAGTTGGGAATTAAGAGTCAAATTGATCGCTTGCTTAAACGTCATTTCAGGCTTGACCTGGAGACGCAGCAGCGCTTCAACAAGGCTCTTGCTAAGTCTGGAAGTCTAAGTGGCCACCTGGCCACTGTAGATCTTAAGGATGCTAGTGATTCGATATCCGTCGAGCTCGTTCGACTACTCTTCCCCCGTGAGGCATACTACGCACTAACGCGTGCGCGGTCGCCTCGTTGTCACGTGGGAAAAGAGCTGGTCGATCTAGCTATGATCGCGACCATGGGCAATGGATTTTGCTTTTCGCTCATGACGCTCATTTTTGCTGCTTTGGTACGTGCCCTCCATATAGTTAACGATGTTGAGTGGGAACCTAACTTGACGTCAGGCGTGTACGGCGATGACATTATACTTCCGTCAAAGCTTGCACCCCAATTGTATGAGGCACTTAGCAGTACAGGGCTTGTTGTAAACGTTGAAAAATCGTTCCTCGACGGACCCTTTCGAGAGTCTTGTGGGGGCGACTATTACAACGGCCATGATGTTCGTGGCGTTTACATCAAGAGGTTTACCTGTGAAGCACACTGCTATTCTGCTTTTAATCGCCTTCATTTCTGGGCTCTACGCCATGATATTAGTCTCGCAAAGACCCTCAGCTACTTGCTTGGACTGGCGCCTTTTAGGCCAGTACCAGCAGACGCTGGGTTCGATGCAGGATTCATTGTCACAAGCGCGGAGCTCACCAATCCCTGTTTCGCCAAGGAGCGAGACTCTCACCGATGCGTTGGTGGGGACGTCTTTACCCTAGCGAGCGAAGCCCCAAGAACTAAAGGGCATCAACTCGAAAGCTACGGCCCCGAGATAGGACAGCTCGTCTATCGCGGACTACGGCCTAAGCGTTGCGTAAGGGAAAATGCAGGTGAACGTTTTACGAACTACCATGGAGGCTTGATTGCCTTCCTTGGCGGGTACGTAAGGAACGACCAGATACTGATGCGGCCCGATGAGGATCTCGGGACTCAGTATCGAGTCGTACGGCAAACAACCCCCTCTTGGGATTGGATTCCGTACGCCGGCATCACATGCCGAGGTTTGTCCGC